ATCGGTCAGGACCGGGGTGGGCAGCAGGGCCGTGGCCGGATCGGCCCACAGGCCGGTCATGGTGAATTTAATCGTGGCGATCTTGCCCACCTGGCAGTCGATGACCAGCGTGCCCCGGCTGCCGACGATCTGATGCAGGATCGAATCCTTGTGGAACTTGATGCAGGCGCTTTTCTGGGCCTCGACGCGGGCGGTAAGGGGCCGATATTCCAGGCCCGGCGCGACGCCGCCAGCCACCACGGCGGCCGTGGTCGTCGAGTCGCCGCCGGTGACGGTCTCCGCCGCCGCGAACGTCCCCACCACCCCGCGCAGCACCAGCACCAAGCCGTCGATGTGGTGCAGCGTGCCCGTGGCCGTGGACGTGCCGCCGGTGACGGTCTCGCCGATCTCGAACCCGGCCACGGCGTCCACCGTGAGCCGTACCACCTCCGTGGCCTGCATGCCGCAGCCCAGAAGAAACGGGGCATAGTCCGGCGGCAGGACGTCTCCGCCCACATCCAGGCCGCCGCCGCGCAGCTCCGTGGTGAACGTGAGCTGCTGCCGTTTCGCCCCCATTTTGGACGCGGCCGGGCTGAACGTCTGACGGACGATATCGCGCTCGATCTTGTCGCCCGTGGGGGTGATCTCCGATCCGGCGTTGCACAAGACGCCCCGGAATTGGTCGGCGGCCGGGGGCACGCCGTAGGCGGCCTCGGTCGCGGCCAACAGGGCCATGACACGGGTTAGAAGGGCCATGACGATCTCCTTATCCAGCCACCAGATAGGGCTGGTCGATTTCGATTTGCAGACTGTAGACGCTCATGCCGCCGCCCTGGAGCTCCGAGGCCACGCCCGACACCGCCGCCGGGAACAGTCCCGGCAAAAGGGTTGTGCCCTCCAGGACCGCCGACGCGGCCCGAAGCAGCGGATAGCTGCCCGGGCTGCCGGAGCCGCCGCGCCGGGCCTTGGCCTGGTCCCCGGCGTGCTTGGCGCACACCAGCACAACGAACCCCAGAGTCTCAATACGCCGCTGCCCCAGGTCGGCGCGCGGGCCGCCCACGTAGAACGTGAGCAGGGCGGGCCACTGCTGCACGGCCGCCGCCAGACGATCCGGGTCCAGGTCGCCGCCATACGGCTCCACCTGGCGCACGCCGTGGCTGGCCCGCAGGGGCGCCAGAGCGGCCAGGATGGCGTCCTCCACGGCCGTGATCTCGTAGGGCGTGCTCACGGGGTTACCTCCAGATATGCGCGCAGGATGCCTAGCACCGCCGCAATCCACGGATCGGGCAGCGTGCCCGAGGCCGTGTACAGATACTCACGGGCCGGGATGGTGACCGCTCCGGCCGGGATGGCGGCGAACCGGACCGGCACCGCCTGTTTTTTGCGCCTGGACGCGGCGGCCCGGGACATGAAGCGCCCCGTGCCGGTAAACGCCAGGGTCTGGGACCGCGCCGCCCGGCGGATGACGCCGCCGTTTTGGTGGATGGCCGCATAGGGCCAGTTGCTGCCGATCTCCAGGCGGCCGTCGCCCGCCTGATAGGAGATGGAGCGGTACAAATCGCCGGACACCCGCAACATGGGACCGGGCCAGTGTCCGGCCCGTTTACGGCTGCGGATGGTGGCCGGGGCCAGCTTTTTCCAGGCCCAGCCGTCCGGGGACTCCTCGCGCTCGAAGCCGCGATGGATGCGGCCCAACAGATCCACACCCACGGCGTCCATGACATCCCGGGTTCCGCCAGCCTGCCGCCCCAGCTTTTGCAGCAGGGCCTGGACCTGGGCGTCCTCGATCCGGACAGTCAGCCCGTCCATCAGAACCCCCTCATGGAGTCGCGGGTAAACGTGCGGCCGGCGCCGTCCAGGAGCACCGTGCCGCCGCCGTCAGCCACGGGCGCGGCCACGCCCGCCGCCTGAAGCACCACCACGCCCCTGGCCAGATCCTTGAGCTGGGCGATGGCCGCCTTGTAGTCCTCGGCCACCTTCTCCGGGGCGCCGTCGCGATGCAGCAGGTACAGGGCGATGTCGGCCTGCCAGCGGACCACCATGTCCGGGGCGGCCGCAAACGGCACCTGATAGCCCCCGGCCCGGGCGTAGCCGTGGATGACGTTGGCCGCGTCGGCCAGGGCCAGATCCAGCACGGCATCCACGATCCCGCCCGTGGACGGGTCGTGGATGTCCGTAAGCTGGATGAGACGCGACTCGCCGTAGCGGTCGATCATCCCCTGACGGGTCGCGTACATCTACTGGCCGTCCCCGGCCGGGGGTTCGGCCTTGCCGCCCTTGGCCTTTTTCCCGGATTCGGGCTCGGGGTCCGGCACGTCCAGCTCCTGGACCACGAGCATGGTCTCGGATTTCAAGGCCTCCACCTCGTCCGGGGTGAAGGCGTCCAGACGATGGTCCACAGCGTGGTCCGGGTGGGCCAGCCCGGCCCGGCGGAAACCGGGCTTTTTGGCGATGATGCGCAGGATCTTCATGAGGTCGCCTCCTTTAGGCCAGCCACGGCGTGACGAGGAGCTGCGCCGTGTCGCGGTAGACGTTGGTCGCGCCGTAGGCGTCGCGCTCGGCCTTGAGCACCTCCAGGGCCGCCTTCTCCAGGCTGGGCGGGGTCACCAACAGCGTGGGCCGGATGCCCAGGGGCTTGCCGTTGTCGCCCTTGAGTCCCATCATGGCCGTCCGGGCCGCCGAGTAGCTGTCCGCGTCCAGGGTCTGCTTGCTGCCGTAGGCCAGTTGCCACAGCCCCAGGCCCACGTTGACCCGGGCGTCCACGCCGTAGCGGAAGAGCTTGCGGGTAAACACAGACTCGTCGTCGGGTCGGTCCATGGCCACGAAGGAATAGTCGCGCCGCTTCTGGAAGATGAGCGGCTTGACGGCCCGGGTCATGTCCATAAGGAACCAGGCCGTGCCCGAGCCGCCCTGATGGTTGCTGACGCTGACCTCGGCGCCGCCGGAAAGCACAGGGTGGTCGGTGTCGAAGAAGTTCTGGCCGTCGTAGCACAGGGTGGTGAACCCGGCCGCCAACAGGGCGAACACGAGCTGGTCCGGATGCTGCTTGGCGTCGATGCCCAGTTGGGAGATCATGGGGCCGTAGATGCCCAGGGAATCGTCATCCATGTCGTCGCGATTCACGCCGACGGTGTTTTCAAAAGACTTGTTGTGGATGCTGAAGCTGTGAGCCTTCAGGTTCTGGATCACGCGGTCGCCGACCCACTCGCTAAATCCGGTGGTCTTCCCCAGCCAGGGATAAACCTCAATGGCCTTGGTGGAGGGAACCACCATGGCCACCTTTTCGTAGTCGCTCGGCGCGCCCGAGAAGGCACCTTGGTACAGGGTCTTGAACCCGGTGAACGCGGCGGCCAGGCTGGCTTGATTGATGATCATGAAACGCCTCCTTTAGAACTCGACCCAGACGCCGTGGGCGTCCAGATCGCGAATGGTTCCCACGGCGCTGCGGGTGCCCGTGCCGTCCGTGGCGGCCACGGTCTGGTCATCCACGGCGTAGGCCGGGGCGCCGATGTGCTGCCGGGTGATGTCGCCGGAATTGGCGAACGCGAAGCAACCGCGCGCCACGACGACAACCACGTCCCCGGCCGCGCCCGCGCTGTTGTCCACGTGCTCCTCGGCCCGGCCCAACCCCTTGAGGCCCGTGGCCGTGGCGGCCGGGGTGGCGTAGCCCGTGGCCGACAGGGCCACCAGCGACCCGGCGTAGATCACTTTGCCCGCCGCCACGGGATGCCCGACGAGCTTGCCGTCCCGTTCGGGGGTGTTGCGGTCCTTGGTCAGAGCGGCCATCTATTTGCCCTCCATGTGCAGTTTGTAGGCGTCCTCGCTCAGGCCGAGCTGGCTGCACACGGCCCGGTCCATGTCGGTCAGGCCGCCGGACACGGGCGGCAGGCCGCCCACCGGTCCGGTGGCCCCGGGGGCCACCACGACAGGCGCGGCGTTGACCCAGGCCTTAAATCCCGCCAGATCCTTGGACGCATAGGCCGTGGCCCATTCCTCCATGGCCGGGGCCAGCTTGCCCGCCTGCTTGGCGTGGGCCACCACGGCCTCAACCTGCTCCCGGGTTCGGTCCCCCTCCAGGGCGGACAGGCGCCCGGCCACGGCCTGAAACTGCTCCATGGGCACGAACTTGGCGGGGTCCGTGACGCCGCCCCCCGCGCCCTTGAGCGTCCTGGCGTGGGCGGCCACGGCCTCGGGCTTGGCGTCGGCCGCCAAACCCAGATCCTTGGCCAGCCCGGTGAACAACCCCACCAGGGCCGCGCCCTGGGCATTGAGGGCCTTGGCGTGGGCGGCCACGGCCTCGGGTCTGGCGTCCGCCAGTCCGAAGTCCTTGGCCAGCCCGGCGAAAAACCCCGCCATGGCCGCCTGTCTCTCCGCCAGGGCCTTGGCGTGGGCGGCCACGCCGTCGGCCGTGGGCGTGCCGGACAGACCGAACAGGCCTGCCAGAAGCGCCAGAAATTGGTTCAAATCCATGTCCTCGCCTCCGTCGTTGTCGAGCTGCGACGCCAGCGCCGTCAGCTCCAGGTTGGGGATGTTGGTCAGCGCCGCGCATTCGATGCGCGTCACCGTGCCGTCGTGCTTGAGATAGCGGTAGACCGGGGAAAGATAGCGATACTCCCGGGCCGCCAGATGCGCGGCGGCCGCCTCGGTCCATTCCACACGCCCCCAGATGCCGCCCTCGCGAACCTCCAGGTCCGTGATCCACCCGGCGGCCGGGGCCGGTTTGCCGTTTTTCTCCGAATAGAGGAGCTGGTGGTCGTAATCGATGGGCAGGGGCACGCCCTTCTGATGGGCCGTGGTGGCCGCGATCACGCCCTGCGGATCGTCCAGGCGGTACGGCCCCCGGCCGTCCCGGCAGGCGATCTCCCCCAGGGGCAGCAGATGCACCCACTCGGGCACGGGACGGGCGGCCCCCAGATCCAGGGCGTGGGCGGCGCGGGCGGTTCGCTTTTTCATGCTCCCGTCCTAGCGCACGACAAAAGCCCCCATACCCCGGACAGATGTCCGGGGCAGGGGACTTGCCTGCGAATGCCGTTTGCTGGTGGTGGCCATAGCTACTCCAATTCCGCCTCGCCGGGCAAGGGGGTGGGCTGGCGGTCCGTAGCCGCGCCCGGGACATGCCCCGTATGCGCACGGAAGGGCGTTTACTTGCGCGTTTACTGGGTTTTCGCACCATCGACCCGCCCCGGGGGTTGTCAAACGCCCCAGGGCGGCTTATCTACAAGTCACCCTTGGCCGTCCGGAGAGTCCGGGAATGCCGCTGCCGGACGGGGCGAACCCGAGCAATTGGGGAGTCCCCCCGTGGAAGTTGCGCACCACCCGGACGGCCGTTTATATGATCCGCTCGTATTCCCGCGTATTTTCAAACACTCCAGGATCGATCACCCGACCTGACCACAGATCGTTCGTGACGACCGTCTGTTTCGTCAGTTCCTCACCCGGGGCCGCCACCCGCATCCGCACGGAGTGGTTGACCCGCACCACCAGCTTGCCCGCGCCGTTCCCGGCGTCGATCAGGTACAGCAGGGCCGGGTTTGTCTTGTCCCAATAGACCGCCTCCGGTTCCCACAGGGCGTCCACCACCCGGGCGATGGTCTCCCGGGACAACCCCACGCCGCTGGCCCGCTTGCCCTCGCGGTACAGGTGGGCGACACCCTTGTCCGATAGGGTGATGGCCCCGGATTCCGGCGGCACGCCCTTGTCGCGCATTTTGTCGATGATCCTCTGATCCAACGCCCCCACCACCCGCCGCTCCCCGGCCGTGACCGGCGCACCGGTCTCCATCCCGGCCAGCTTGCCCTGCACCCATTCGGACAGGTCGTGCTTGAGCGCCGGGACGACAAACCGGGCCGAGGCCGCCTGGGCCGCCGCCAGATCGGCCGAGGCCTGCGGCAGCTTGTCGAACATGGCCCGGGCCGCGTGGCTCTCCAGGGACGACAAACCGAGGTTGTAGGCAAAGCCCGGATCGATGCCCTTGGGCACGTGGCTGACCTCGCCCGTGCGGCCGTTGACGTATTCCGTCGTCTCGACAACCGGGTCGGGGCTGACCTCGTAGCCGAACTCTGTGAGGTTGTCGGCGGACAGTTGCGTCACGCCGCACCGGCAGCGCCAGCCGTTGGGCGGGAAATGGGTCTTCCACCAGGGATGGTCCCCAGGCAGCACCGTACCGTGCCACTCGCGGTGCAGCGGCCGCGTCTTGCCGTCCAGGATGGCCACGTACCGCAGATAGGGAGCGAGGTGTTTGGTGCGCTCGTAGCGCGCCCAGGTTCCGGCCGCATGGGCCGTGCGCATGTTGGTGTCGTAGATGATCTGCAAGCGCCGGGGGGAGCCGAGCTGCGCCCGCACCACCTGCCCGGTCAGCGGGTCCGTCACGTCCTGCCGCCCCCACCAGCCCTTGGCCTGGAGGATCGGCGTCAGCTCGGCGGCAAACTGCCGGTAGGTGCGTCCGTCGGCCTTGGCCCGATACACGGCCTGTTCGATGTCCCGCAGGATGTCGAACCCGGCGCTTTTCGCCACGGTAAACGCCCGGGTGTGTTCGCCCTGCCAGAGTTCGCGCCAGTCGAACGTCGGCTGGAGCACGTGGCCCCGGGCCTCCAGATAGGCCACAGATTCGGCGGGCGCGACGGCCTTGAATTCAATCGCCAAGGTCCGCCCCCGTCTCGCCCGCCAGGCGGGCCGCAAAGGCCAGCCGGGCCAGGTGTTCGGTCAATGCGGCCACGTCCTGCCCGGCCACGGCCTCGGGCAGCCGCCGCAAAAACTCGTCCAGGTCCGTGCATTCGGCCAACAGCCGCCGCACCGGTTCGACAAGCGGGTCCACCAGCGGCTGCCATTCGGCCAGCTCCTCGGCCACGGCCACGTCCACCGCGTCCCGGGGCTGCGGCTCGGCCTCCCCGGCCAGAGCCCCGGGCAGCTCCCGGGCATGGGCCGCCCTGGGCGTCCCGGTGACAACCGGCGCGCCCGTCGCGCCAGTTGCGGCCGTTTCGGCTTCGGCGGCCTCTTTCGGCGCCCGCAGGCACACCGCGTCCGGAGGCGGATCAGGCAGCCCCAACTTGTCCCGGATGATCGACGCCTCGACCTGGAGCCCAAGCGGCACCAGCTTCACCAGCCGGTCGGCCAGCTTGTCCATGTCCTCTTCGTCCGGCCGGAATACTTTAATGCGCGGATAGAGCCTGCGCGGCCCCAGGTTGAGGTCCACCACGGGCCGGGCGATGTCCCGGGTCAGGGCGATGGACAGTTGCCGGGCGTCGACTGTCTCGATGTCGCCGCGCACCCGCTCGTGCGCCTCCGCCGTGCCCACGTGCTGGCCCACGTCCGTGGTGCCGGTCTGGCCGAGCACGGCCTTGGAGGTCTGGCGGTCCAGGAAACCGGCCAGTTTTTCAAACAGATCGATGCTTCCCGAGAGCTTGGCCTCGATGAACTCGATGCCCATGGACTCCGGGATGATGGCCGCCGCGTCCGTGGAAATATTCCTGACGGCGCGCAACAGCGTGGCCTTTTCGCTCTCCGTCGCCCCAGGGCCGTAGCGGCCGACGCGCAGCGGCACCCCGTAGATTTCCGCGAACTGCACCCACGACTTGATATCGAAATTCTTGAACAGGTAGCCCCAGGTCACGGGCCGGGCCAGGCCGCCGCGAATGGGCAAGCCCGACTTGCTCTTATGGATATGGGCGACGTACTTGTAGGGGGAGAGCGGCGTAAGCTGCCCCCCTTCGCTGCGCAAAAGCGGCGTACGGCCGTCCTCGCGGGCAAAGGCGAACCAGCGCGGGTCGCGCCATTCCAGGCGGGCGGGCGTCCACTGCTTTCCCTCCACGTCCCAGACAATTTCCGTGAGCGAAAACCCTTTGCCCACAGCGTCCAGCACGTCGAAAAGCTCGTCCCTCAATTCACCCCGGGTGAGCACGTCGCGCACCAGGTCGGCGGCCCGTTGGTCCTCGGCCGCGTCCGTGGCCGCCTCCACCGTGATCTCCAGGCCCGACACCTGCAATTTGCGCGTGGAGAGCACGGACCGGTAATGGCAGTCCTTCTCTTCCATCTCCTCGGCCAGTTCCAGATAGGCCGTGGGGTCGCCGTCCTCGGCGTCGCGCAGAAGCCGCGCCAGCCGGACCGGCGTCAGCCCCTGGGCCGGATGGCCGGACATGACCTGGCGCACGCCGGTCAGCGTCGGCCCGGCCTCTTCCTCGCGCAGGCGGCCCAGATCCACCGGCCGCCCCAGATGATCGTAAAGCGTCGGCATTACCATGCCCCCTGTTGCGGCCAGCGGCCGCCGTCGTCATCGTCGATGTCGGAGTGGCCATTCCGGCCAGGGACAGAGCCGGACGGCTCGGCCGGGGTGTAGCCATATTCGGTGCGCTTCTGACAGGTGGCGAAATATGCCAACACGCCAGCAACGGCCGAATCCCCGTGCCGGTATTGGCCGTCAGAGCCCTTGACCCGGGCGCCGGATATTCCCGGCCGCCCCTGGACCATCACCACCATGCGGTGGTCTGCAATCACGTCCTCGTTGGCATCCAGGCGCAACAGATCCCCTTCCATGGCCTGCTTGTACTTCGGGAACCACTCGGCATACCAAGGGGCCGAAAACATGACGCACTCCACCCGGCCCTGTCCGTATTTCTGCAATGCCGCCTCGGCATGGCTCTGACCGTTCCCGCGCGCGTCGAAGGCCGCCTTTTGAAAAAGCGGGATGTTGTCCAGGATGTAAAACGTGATGAGTTGCTGCACGTCGAAAGGGATATTGCGCAATTCCACGGCGAATGACTGTCGCCAACGTCCAGGCCGTTCCTCGTGCCAGACCCAGTTTACCGACAAGTCTCCAGAACGCCCGAAATCCTGGCTGTAAACCGTACGCCTGTCCGTGGGCATGGCGTCAATGAGCGGCTTCAGGTGGTCCTGTATCCATGTGGAAGCGATTTCCAAGCGGTCAGGATCAACCACAAATTCGGCGGGTTGCTGCCAACGCAAACGAGGAATTCCCTCGCTATGGCAGTGCTCTAAAAGGAGCCGGGTAAAAACAGCACCCGAGCCGCGTTTCGCGATGCAATCCAGTTCCTCGTTCGCGTCCTCTGGGGTGGGATAATCCGCGTAGATCTCTTCCCGGTATTTCTCTTCCGCTGCGAGGCTGTATTCCTTGTCCGTGACGAGGCACACCCGCTGATAAAAGCCCTGGGCCAAGGCGTCGTCGAAAGTGACTTTGTGGAGCGAGTAGGGGAGCTTTCCCGCCTCCACGTCCTTGCAAAGCACCGTAAAGGGATTGTCCTCACCGTTCAGGGTGGATACGATGTCTATCCTCCCTCCCCACATGCGGAAGGCCAAGGCTCCCTTGATGACCTCCTGGAGGTTTTCGTGGAATCCTGCCTCGTCGATGCGGGCATGCCCCTGTCGGGACCGCCAGTTGTAAGGGCAGGAAGACAGCGCTTCGATCTTAAATCCGCTGGCAAGCTGGATTTTGTACGTGACGATGTCGCGCTTCTCGTCTTTCAGCAGGGTGACGCCGATCTGACTGGCCGCCAGTTGGTAGGCTCGGGCGAAGAAGGCGCAGTCACCGATATACTCGGCGGCCATGGCCATGTTGTAACCCATGTAAAACTGGTCCATCCCCTTGGCCAGGGCGGCCTCCAGGGCCGCTTCGGCAGCCAGCGAACCCCATGAAAAACCGATACGCCGGGACTTTTTGCAGAGCCGTACCGGCGACTCATCGCGATGCCACGCGGCCTGATACGGCAGCAGAATCTTCGGAACCTCGGCCGGGGTCAGCCGCCGTGTCGCCCGCATGCGTTGGATATCTTCGACGAGTTGAAGAGCCTCCTCGCGTTCGGTCGTGGTCATGCTCATGCGGGCTCGACCTCAACGCCGAGGATTTGCGCCCGGATAAGCCCCCATTGCTCGGGTGTGAGCCCGGCCTGATCCGCCGCGCCCTGGGCCGCCTCGGCGGCCTTGGCCAGGGCTTCCTTGCGGGCCTGCTCACGGATCTTGATCTCCGTGTCCACGCCGATCTTGGACCCGGCTGCCAAGTCCTTGATCGCCTTGGCCAAGCGCGCGGCGTCAACGGCATCAATGGCGTCCCCATCGCGCAACTTCGCCAAGCTGGCCTTAAACACCAGCCGATGCACGATTTCGATGAGCACACGCCCCATGTCGCCATCCGGCACCTCGCCCAACTCGCGGGCAAAAGAGGATGCGATTTCGCGGCTTTCCCGGATGTGCGCGGCGACCTCCTCGAAATCCTGTGAATACCTGCCCACAGCAGACCGTGAGACGGGCGCGCCCAACTGCCGCAGATGCGCCACGATTTGATCCAGCGTGTGCGCGCCCTCGGTCAGCAGGCGGTCAAGCTCCTTTCGGATCGACGCAGGGAGCGCCTTGACGGTAGACTTTCGCGGCATGGCTACCTCGGGCTCGGCCGTTTGACGCCCGGAACCACGGCGCGCCCCGTGGCCACGTCCGCGCCCCGGGCGGTCAGCCGCACCACGCGCACGTTGCCCACGGTCTCGATCTCGACCAGCCCCGTCTCAGCCAGCCAGGCCACGTCCGTCTCCACCTGGTCCCGGGACGCGCTGTGCCCCACGGCGTCCAGGGCCGTCTGCAACACGGACGTATTGAGCTGGTAACCCGGGTCTTCATGCAGGAAACGCAGGATCACCAGGCGGCGGTCTGCGGCCACCAAAAACGCAAAGCTGTTCATTTCCGCCCCCTGATGTGATGCTCCATGAGCAGGTCGTTTTGCTTTTCCATGCGGGAAAGCCCGTCGCGGACGCCGGAGATCATGGCCTTGACCTCTTTGACGTCGCCCCGGACGGCCTCCAGGTCCGTGCCCAGGGCCGCCACGTCGGCGGACAGCCCGTCCAGGCTGCCGGTGAGGCGTTCGACCTCCGAGGGCGACGGGGCATCGGCAAGGGCCGCGTGCGCGGCGCATACCCGGCCGTCCACCCCGGCCACCCGGTCCGCGACGGCCTTTTCGGTCCTGGCCCGGTCCGCGTCACGACTGGCCCGTGTCGCCTCGCAGTGTTCCCGGGTCACGAATTTCCGGGCCAGGGACCACATGATCCAGGCGAACAACCCCTGAAAAACAAACATGGCCACCGGCCACCACTTGAGGATTCCCTCCACGTCACGCCCCTCCTGGTAGTGGCCTTAGATCAGCGCGCCCACGACGGCCGCCGCGCGCAGGGCCACCGCCGCCCAGGCGGCATAGTTGGCCACCTGGCTTTTCGTCCCGGCGTCGGCCGACGAGGCCTCCACCACGGCGGAGATGCGGCGGATCAACGTATGGAGCTTGTCCACGGTCACGGCGTCGCTGGTGTCCACGGCCGTGAGGGCCTCGGCCGCCACCTTGGCCAGGGTGGCGTATTCGCTGATTTGCGACTTGGTCGCCTCGTCCACCGGCGCGGTCAGGGCCACGTCGGCCAGGGCCTCGACCACACCCGGGAGCTGGGCCGCCACGGCCCGATACCGCCCCGGGTCCACCGCGCCCGGATCGGTCTGGGTTCGCGTGCCCGCGCACCCGGCCAAAAGCAGCACCGGAACGGCAACGGCCAAAAGCAGCAGGCTTTTCAGGCCCGACGTGCCGCCGGTTCCGCCTCCGATCTTGGTTTCGGCCTTGATGCGGCCCCACACGGCCAGCCCGCCGCCCGCCACCCCGGCGACGCCAATGATCAGCTCGACGATGTCGGCCTGCACGCCCTCGGACAGGCCGTATCCCAGCGCGGCCGCGATACCGGCCAGCATGGCCACAACACCGCCCCAGACGCTTTTCGACCGCCACCACTGCTTTTCGATCACGCCGATTTCAGCCATGACCAGTCTGCCTTCATTTTTTTCGTCCACGATCAGACTCCCTTCTGCGGCCACGTGCCGCCAAGATGTTTCAGGATTTTCGCCGGATACTCGTTTTCGAGGTTGTGCCGGTTGCCCGGGCCGCCGTTGTAGGCCCGGCAGACCACGTCCCAGCCCTCGGCCCCGTAACGATCCGCCAGCCGCCGCAAGTACCGGCAGCCCCAGGCCAGCCCAATCGCCGGGGAACACAGCTCCGGGAAACAGCCCTGGAAGCCAATGGCCCGGGCAGTCTCGCCCATGATTTGCATGAGCCCCCAGGACATGGCCCGGCCGACCTCTTCCGTGGCGCGGCTGCATCCCGGCGGGATGAAGCCGCCGGGCGCGATGCCGTAGCGGGCGTCGAACCCCGGCTCGTAGCGGATCGCGGCTGGGTTGCCGCCGGATTCCACCATGACCACAGCCCACACCAGTTCCCCGGGCAGTCCAGCCTCTTCCGCAGCCGCTTGGGCCGCCTGGGAGATTGCGTTGGCCTCGCGCGAGGCCGCCTGGATCGCCTTTACAAGTCCGTCGGTCATTTTTCCGTTACCTCCCCTTGATCTCCGCCTCGATAGATGCCCAGGCGCCCAGCACCGCCCAATACGTCGCCTGCTGGAACGCCTCGTCCGCGTAAAACAAGACGGACTTGCCGCACGCAAACACGGCCCATGCCAGGAGAAACAGCCGCATCACCACGGCGCGTCCCCGCGCCCGCTCCAGGGCTTGGCCAGCCCGCGCCGCACCAGCTCCTCTCCCAGATCCACGCCATCTTCGGTCACCACCCGGGCCGACAGCCGCGACAGACTGCCCAGGTAGGCGTCGCGCAGGACAACCACGCTGCCCACCCGGCACCGGGACAGGGTCCATTCCCGGGCCAATTCGGCCAGGGCCTGGACCTGGGGCCGCGCGTCACGAAGCTCCGGCGTGTCGATGCCCGCGACGCGCACGCCGATGGTGGCCACAGCCGGATGCCATTCGGGCACAACCACCGTCAGGGTGTCACCGTCGCGCACCTTGGCCACCACGGCCCGGATGTCCGGAGACTCGGGGCGCGCGGCCGTCAACGGAGCGGCGGGGCATGTCGATGTTTCGCAGATGGTTTCCGCAGGGACGGCCCGGGTTGCGGCGGCCACCGGGGGGATGGCCGCCACGACCAGCAGGCACAGGACCAGGAGGAGCGATATCGGATGGCGTTTCATGACGCCCGGTATAGGCCGGGCGAAAAGCAAGAGGCCCCCGGACATGTGTCCGGGGGCCTCTGTAGGGGGATGTTGCGGGTTTGTGTCACGACCCCGGGGGAGGCGTCAAGGCGGTTGCCTGCCCCTGCTTTTCGAGGCGTGTCAGGCTGGCGGCAATCTGCTCAAGCAGCATGTTCCGGCGCTGCTCCAATAAAACCCGTTCGTTGATGCGCAGATACCAACACACAATGCCCCTGCCGATCATCAGGAGACTGACGACGATAAGCAGCGACAGCCCCACCGAAATCAACACACCGACGACCTCCATTTCCTCCTCCTTTTTCCTTTTTGGTGTCAATCCTCACGTATCGAGTAAACGCCTTGACGTCATGACCGCCCCATGGCTAACAAATCCCGTATTCCCTGATCGCATGGAGGTTCCCGCATGTCCGACACGACGTTCGCCACTCCCATGGAATATATCGTCAAAGCCTTCGACACCTACATGGCGAACATCACCATGCCCGCCCGTGTTCTCGCGAAATTCGGGGCGGACTACACGTATTTCAATCATCACAAACCAGAAGACTGCGAGAAATGCGCTATCTACTACCTCTCGGATGTCGATTTCACATGGCCGGACTTTGATTCCTGGCGCGAATACTTCCGGAAAATCGACGCATGGCCAGCGATGTGGTTCCGCCTGCGAGATTTCAAGCCTCCGACCGAACAGCATGAGATATTGTCCCTCTTCTCTGTCAAAATTCTTCGGAATGCCCTCTCCGGACACGTCAAGACAACGAGCAAATCCAGAAAGCCGGAACTCATGCAACTCATGTCCGAATATTACACGATGGATCAAATCACTGACATGGCGCATGAACGTTTTCCAGATGCCTTTGAAGACGATTCCGGACCAGACAAAGAAGATATCATCAAGCTTCTTTCTCACTCATTATCAATGTCGATTTATTCTCTTCGTGATAAACATATGCATCTTCGACAGCTACGTTATTCTGACAACGATCGATCAAGGTTTGTGTACCATATTCCGGATTGGGCTTGCCCAGTCGAAAATACGATCCGAGAAAAGCGTATGAGAGGTGAGATCAAAGGGTACCCCCCGTTTTTCCCCGGCGACCGAAATAGCCTGCGTCTTTTGTCCGTCGAACATGCCGAGGAATTTCAATACGGCCCGGAAGATGTTTTTCCGGTGGACATTGACGAATCCGAGTTACTTCCCCTCGCGCCGCGATAGACGGCCGCCTATTGCGTCGTCGTCACGTCCGGAGCCGGGATGTCAGCCCTCGGCGCGGCCGTGGCCCCTTTCGCGATCTGCTCCATGGTCCCCATGATGCCCTCCAGGGTCTGGTTGGCCATCAGGGTTTCGCCGATGCTCATAACCACCCCCATGTCGCTCATGGTCGAGACGGTGGGAAGTTGCTTGCCCGCGACGTGCGCAGCCATGAACGCCAAATGAAGAGAGAGGCGCGTCAAAAGCTCCGCCTGACGCCGTTTCTGACGTTTCAACTCTTCCCGCAAGCCAACCGACATTCCCTTTTTCACGCTCCCTCCTCGATCCGTTCGCATTCCGACAACACCACCGGCTCCCGGCGGCCCACCACAAACACCCGCCATGCCCCGTCCGGTCCCTGAAACGGGTCTGTCCGGGTGAATGTCTTATCGTGCATTCGCATGCCATTGGGCCTGATGTGTCCGTTCTCAATCCGAATCCGCGACCCCTGGGGCAGGTCGGGGCGAGGGGAGTCCGCCGGGGATGAGGCCGCGTCAGCCTCCGGCAGCTCCTGATCCTTGGGGTTGGCGATGCGCCACAACGCGGCCAGCACGTCCGACCTGGTCAGGAAGGCGTACCGCTGGCCGTTCGGCCGCAACCATGCGCGATCAACCCGCACCCGGTATGCCCCTTCGTGGGCCTCGCCGCCCGGAAAGAGCGGGGCCGGAAACAATTCCACCACCACCCGCCTGCCGGGGCCTGATTTTTCAACGGTGATGCGTATTTGAGGCTTTCGGTTGTCCATGTTGCGCAGCTAGCGCGCAAGTCGCGCGCGTGATTTAAGATGTTGTTTGCGCGCTCTGACGCGCAGCACTCACAAAAGCGTGTGTTGGTCCCGCTTGTCATCACCAGCCCGGTGCCGCCGCACGGTGCGCCCGGCCACCCCGGCCAGGCGGGCGATCTCATTCTCGCTTTTCCCGGCTTTGATGCCCTCGCGGATGGCCCGCCACACCCTGGATCGGTTCCCGGCCAGCGGCCCCAGCGGGATCGTCAAATTCTCCCCCTGCGCCATCCAGGCTATTTTCTCGGCCGCCGCCCGACCCACGGCCGCCACCAGCCAATGGTCCGGCGTGAGCGTCTCCGGACGTGGGATGTAGACCGTCGTGCCGCCCTTGGCCTCGGCCAGGCGGTACGCCGCCACAGGCCCCACCAGATCGGCGATGGCCGCCAGGGTCGGCGGCAGGTCCACGTCAAACGCCCCGGACATGTTTACTCCCCGTCCCCGGTAAACGTGGCGGCAGCGTCGGCCGCCGCCTGATCCTTGCGCCGTAAATTCTTGCCCAGGGCCGCGATCACGCCCTGGAGCTGCTTGGTGGTGGCCCATTCCAGCTTTTCCGGGCCGCCCTGGCGCGTGAGGATGGCCAGGGCGTAGTCCCAGGGCACGAACCGGCCCTGGACGTTGCCCGTCTCGGCCAAAAGGGCCTCGATTTTGCCCATGAGCGCCGAGCGGTCGTAGTCGCGTTGCGCGGGCGCGGCCCGGTCGCCACGGCGGCGGGCCGGGGCGGTGAAGCCCCGGCGCGACAGAAACCGCAGCAGGTCGTCAAGTTGCTTGATGTCGAGCTTGCCCGCTGAATCCGCGCCGTAGCGGTCATCCAACATGGCCCGATAGTCCGGGTCATCCATGCCGAGCTGCTTCTTGGCGATGTGGATTTTGGCCAGCATGCCCTGGCGGCGCGAGGCGGTGCGGTTCATGGAAGCCTCCACGACAGGATCAGGATTTCCTGGCCGTGCTCGACGGCAGGGGAGACAGGCACCGAGCAGGCATGCGCGCAGCCCGGGCAGCACACGCCGCCGTCCGGTTTGCGCCACGCGCGCTGCGTGCCAGGGTTGCGG